TGCAACATCACCATCAACTCCGATTGTAGGGACTAGTGCTTTTGCCCTTAATACATGGATTCATGTTGCTTTGGTTAGGCATAATGGAACCATAACATTTTATGAGAACGGAACTGCATACGCAGATGATTGGGCCACAACAAATGACTTTACAGGTGACACCTTCATGCTTGGTGATACTGCTAATAATTCTCCTGGATCTGGGTTATTAGCGGCAAATTCGGGTGAGTATTGGAATGGGTATATTCAAGACTTCAGGTTTGTAAAGAAAGCAGTATATACCGGCAACTTTACTGCACCAACGTCTGAATTAACTATAGGATTATAAAGGATATATAAACATGTTATCAATAATAGGTTCACTTATCGGGTTTGCATCATCCGCAGTTCCTGCAATTACAGATTCGTTTAAAGACAAAGCAGATAAGAAACACGAAATTGAAAAAATGAAAACCATGGCCGAACTTCGCTCTCAGGGTTATGACCATGAAATTAAAGTATATGAACAGATGGGAGCAGATAAAGAACACGATAGATTAATACAACATGATATTTCAATTAACAAAGGGTCTGGATTTATCTCTGGTCTACAAAGGTCAGTTAGACCAGTTATTACATATGCATTCTTTGGACTATTTGCTACAATTGAAATTACTCTTTTAATGGATGCTCTAGATAAGGGCACTGAATTCTCTGAAGCTATTGGACTATTATGGGATGAAGACACAAAGGCAATCTTTGCCGCAATTATTTCATTTTGGTTTGGCTCAAGAGCTATTGATAAAGCAAGGAAAAAATAATGAGTGACATGCGTAAACGAATACTAGAAGCAGTAAAAGACCACGCCAAAGGCAATCTTGCTGTACATAAAACAAATGTGGAAATATATTTAAGCAATCCAGCTGGTATTGGAGAACATTCTGATATCACAGAATCAGTCGTAAATGAGATAGAAAAAATTGCTAGGTGGCAAGACGTTCTTCATATCATTGAAGATCATTTTGAGTAGATAGAAATTCTATTTCAATATAAAAAATAAAAAAAATATTTTTATTAAAAGCGCACTTCTAAGCTAAAATAAAGCTTTACAAGAAGTGCGTTTTGCTATATAATACTACATATAAATTAAAACAATCCGAAATCGAGGTACACTGATGGCTACACAAAACGTAGACACAAGAGAGTTTTTGTCTCAAACGAAATTTTATGATTCATATTCTCGCTTTAAAGAAACAGGTAACGGCGGCTACGAATCGTGGGATGAAGCTGTAGACCGAGTGCTAGAAATGCACGAAAAGAATTACGCAGGTTATGAAAATACATTAAGACCATATCTAGAAGAAGCACGGGCAGCTTATAAAGAACAGCGTGTCCTTGGTGCTCAGAGAGCTTTACAATTTGGTGGCGACTCTCTTATGAAACACCAGATGAGAATGTACAACTGTACATCATCTTATGCAGACAGACCTGATTTTTTTGGAGAGTATTTTTATATTCTTCTTTGTGGCGCTGGTGCAGGATTTTCTGTACAGACACACCACATTGCTAAACTGCCTAATATTCAGCAACGTACAAAGCAGGCAAAAGGTTATATTGTAGAGGACTCTATTGAAGGTTGGGCATCTGCACTAGATGTATTACTATCTTCTTATTTTGTAGGTGGTGGTAAGTTTCCGGAGTACGAAGGTCGTAGAGTATTCTTTGACTTGACAAACATTCGTCCAAAAGGCGCAAAAATCTCTGGTGGATTTAAAGCACCAGGACCAGAAGGTCTTCGTAAGTCGCTAGACAAAATTGAATTGATTTTACAAAGTCTTGTAATTGATTCAAAGGAGCCTCTAGCAATTAAGCCAATTACAGTGTATGATATCTGCATGCATGCCGCTGATGCTGTACTATCAGGTGGTGTTCGCCGTTCAGCTACAATTTGTCTGTTCTCACCTGAAGATGATGAGATGATGAATGCTAAGACGGGCAATTGGTTTATTGATAATCCACAACGTGGTCGTTCAAATAACTCTGCCGTAATCGTAAGAGATGAAGCAACACCTGAAATGTTTGCAAAGATTATGGAATCTGTTAAGTCGTTTGGTGAGCCAGGCTTCTACTTCACAACTTCAAAAGAACACACAACAAACCCTTGCGTTGAGATTGGCATGTTCCCACAGTATAAGGGGAAATCAGGTTGGCAAGGTTGTAACCTAACAGAAATCAATGGCGGTATGTGTAAAACAGAAGAAGACTTCTATACAGCATGTAGAGCAGGTGCCATTCTTGGTACACTACAAGCTGGTTACACAGACTTTAAATTCTTGTCTGATACATCTAAGAAAATTTTTGATCGTGAAGCACTTTTAGGAGTTTCTATTACAGGTTGGATGAATAATCCAGATGTACTATTTAATGAAAAAATTCTAGAAAAAGGTGCAGAGATTGTAAAAGATATCAACAAGAGAGTAGCAAAGATTATTGGAATCAATGCCGCGGCTCGTACAACTTGTGTTAAGCCTTCTGGTAATGCTTCTGTTCTATTGCAAACTGCTAGTGGTATTCATGCAGAACATTCAGCGAAGTACATTCGTAATATTCAAATGAATAAAGAATCTGAAATCACACAAGCAATCATGAAATCTAATCCTTACATGGTTGAAGAATCAGTCTGGTCAGCAAACGGAACTGATGTTGTTATTTCTTATCCTATTATTCCTAATAAAGGTTCGATGTACAAAGATGAATTGCTTGGTGTAAAACACCTTGAGCTTGTAGCGAAAGCTCAGAAGCACTGGGTAATTGCTGGCACAAATGAAGACCTTTGTGCAGACAAGGGTATTCGTCACAACGTATCAAACACTATCATCGTAGACGATTGGGATGAAGTAGAAAAATATGTGTTTGAAAATCGTTACTCATTTTCTGGTATCTCTTTCTTAAGTATGTCTGGTGATAAAGATTATAATCAAGCACCAAATACTGCAGTGATTGATGAAAAAGAAATGGTTAAGAAATATGGTGGTGCATCAATCTTTGCTTCAGGTCTTGTTGTAGATGCATTAAAAGTGTTTCCTAATCTATGGGACGCTTGTGCAACTGCACAGGGATTTGGCTTAGATATTTCTTTAGAATCGTCTGAAAATTCTGCTAGACAAGACTGGGTGCGAAGATTCGAAAACTTTGCTAATAGCTATCTAAAAGGTGATATCAAAAAGACCGAGCATTGTTTGAAAGATGCGTTTCTTTATCATAAATGGAATAAAATTCAACAGCACTTAAAAATGCCAAACTGGAACGAAGATCTCACAGAACAAGTGTTTACTGATGTGGATACTTTAGGAGCCGCGGCATGCGCTGGTGGTGCTTGTGAAATCGATTTCTAGTCCTTGTGTTAAGATATGCAAGGTAGAAGATAATATCTGTATAGGTTGCGGTAGATCACTCTCTGAAATAAGAGAATGGTCTACTGCTACAAACAAACGCCAAGTAGAAATAAAGGAATTAAGTGGAAAACGAATTCAAAATAGAATGTGAAGAGTGCGATAATGTAACTGTCATACTAACTGAAACGCAAGACACACCTGAGTTTTGCCCCATATGTGGACGTAGGGCTGATGTAGAGGATATAACAAATAGCAATGGCTAAACCAAATGAAGATTTTAAATTATCAGTAGAAGAACTTGCATTGATTGAAATGTCTTTGATAGCATTTAGAATTACTCAAGATAATAGACAACAAGAAATACAAGACCTTCTTGCTAAGTTCTATCACCAAAAAGTTTGGTATCGTCCAAAAGGCACATACGTTTCTGGATAATATATAGTTGTATGTGGTTATATGAAAATGAAGAATACGATAAACAACCAGATGAATACCAAGGATTTATCTACGTTATCACAGAACTGGATACAGGTAAAAAGTATCTCGGTAAAAAGAACTTTTGGCGCCCTAAGGTATTACCAAAAAATTCAAAAAGAACTAGGCGAGTACGAACCAAAGTCCCAAGTGACTGGCGAGAGTATTATGGATCTAGTAAGGAACTCTCCCTACTCGTTGAACAGCGAGGGCCAGATAATTACAAAAGAGAAATTATAAGGCTTTGTCATACCAAAGGAGAAATGTCATACTTCGAAGCTAAGGCTCAGTTTGACAACGATGTGCTTATATCGGACGAATGGTATAATCAGTTTATAGGCTGTAAAATCCACGCTAGACATCTTCCTCCGTGGTTAAATAAATCAAAATAAAATTATAAGTTACTGTTTTTATTCAAAATAAAAATAACGATTTCGCTTGACATTTACCAAATTATCTGATATATTCTATGTATAAGATGAGAAATGAAAAGAGAGAGATAAATCTATGGATAAAGTTAATTACGTAACTAACGAGAACGGCGTAATCAAAATGTTCACCAATCGGACGAATTTGGTTGGCTTTGCTAAAACTGCAAAAATGATTGCGTATGTTCTGCAGACAAGAGGTTTAGCAGATAAAGTCTATACGGGTCCGATGACTGAAGATATGGCTGATATGTGGCTCGAAGGAAGATTGATGGCACTAAAATTTGCCTGCAATGAGTATACCAGAAAAGTTTAAATTAAATGAATTTAGTGCTTGACATTCTGGATATTCCTGCTATACTATAAAGACAATAAAGAGAGAGGTTGTTATGGAAATCAAAGAAATTGTAAATGTGTTAACAGATTTCATCACGTATGTAGATGACTTCTACAATGCTAAGAGTGGTATTTACCCTATCAAGGGTATGACTGATAAAATGGTTCTGAATGCTGTTCAAAAGCATATCGCAGACCCAGCTACTGACTTTGCGGCTGACACTTTTGATAGAGAAAAAGTTCGCGACATTATTCTTACCGACAACAATCTGTTATTTGGAGACTTTTAATTATGGAATACACTTACTTGAAAACAAAAGTTAAAGTTATCGCTATGTCAGAATTGACTGCATTGCAAAACGCTTATATCGAAGCTGAAAAGAATAACCAAGAATGGCTTATGCAGTCAATGGCAAAAGTGTTCGAAGATATTGATCTTGGTAAAATTCTAATACGAGAGGATGCATAATGGGATTACATATTGAAGTTTATAAAAATGGTAAGTGGGACTGCACCAACGGTGGTGTAACATCAAAAGATATTCAAGGTCTTTGCATTACAAACTGTGATGGTCCATTTGACCCTTGTGATGCTTACCCTGCCGCTGAATTAGTTTCTCGTAAGATTGGCTCTAGAACGATTGTCAATATTGTTCCTACTGCAGAGATTGAAAAGAAATCTTGGACTATGTTTGGTGGTCATTACGGCGCCACATCAGACAGTCGCTTCTCTGAAAAGATAGAAGAAATGCTAGGTTCTATCTTTTATGGTGCCGTACCCATTCATGACCGCGTGGAGTAATATAGATAATGATAGGTGATAGTGTAAAACTTAAAGGTAAATCTCGACACGGTAAGAACCGTATCAATCAATTTGGTGATTCATTTACCGTAATTGATATTCGTCCACACATTGCTACAACGGCACACCGCGAATGTATTGGACCATTCGCTTGGCTTAATTGTGCCCAACCAAACTTACTAGCGGGCAGTCGTTGGATTGCCCTCAGTGGTGATGACCCAGACTTTGAGGTAATTAAATGATTTTAGTAGATTTCAACGGCATAGCAATTGCGACTGTCGTTATTAATAAAGTGATTGATGAAGAAATGATTCGTCACATGATTCTGAATTCACTCAGAATGTATAACTTAAAATTTCGAAAAGAATATGGTGAGATGATTCTATGTTGCGATTCCAGAAATAACTGGCGCCGCGAGTATTACCCGCAATACAAGGCTGGTCGTAGAAAAGGTCGTACTGAATCAGATATTGATTGGAATAAAGCATTCGACATTCTAAATAAAGTTCGTAGTGAAATACGCGAAAACTTTCCGTATAAAGTTATTGAAGTCGAAGGATGTGAAGCAGATGATATTATCGGCACACTTGTTGCTAATACCCAAGCGTTTGGTCAGTATGAAAACGTAAAGATTGTTTCCGCTGACGGTGACTTCAAGCAACTTCAAGCGTATAAAAATGTAAGTCAGTTTTCACCACTTCTTAAAAAAGATGTAGTTGATGATTCACCTAAAGCCAATCTTCGTATAAAGATTATTAAGGGTGACGCTGGTGACGGTGTACCAAACGTGCTATCAGATGATAATGTATTTGTAGAAGGTATTCGTCAAACTCCTGTAACTAAGAAAAAACTTGAGGGTATTATTCAAGAGCTAGAGCATGACGCGGTTATCTACGACACATGGTATCGTAACTTTCAACGTAATCAAACGCTCATAGATCTCAGCTATACTCCAGACCATCTCAAGTCTAAAATAATAAATGAGTATCAAGCACAAAAACCTGCTTCAAATAGAAGTCTAGTGCTTCCATTTCTTATAAATAAAAATATGAAGCAGTTAATTGAATCAGTTGAGGAATTCTTATAAGATGTTAAAATATGTATTCGAGGTTTTGCAAGAAGCCGCAAAGCAGAAGAAAAAAGAAGATAAGGCTCGTACTCTAAAACAGCACGAATCTTGGGCTCTCAAAGATATTTTGAGAGGAACATTCGACACTAAAGTAGTATGGAACTTACCGAAAGGTAATGTGCCATACGAAGCATCAGGACCAAACAATCACCCATCTAGTCTTTTACGAGAGAATACAAAGTTTAAATACTTCGTAAAAGGAATCGAAGAGTGTGATTCTTTGCCTGCATATAAAAGGGAAAAAATATTCCTTGGTATACTTGAAGGTGTACATCCCGAAGAAGCAAAGGTTCTTGTTAATATGATTAATAAGAAACCACCAAAGTCGATTAGTCGAACTGTAGTACAGGAGGCATTTCCTGGTCTATTACGAGACTAATTATCATCCCTATTCAACTTCACTTGCGGGTGTGTGCTTCGGCGCATGCTCGTTTTTGTTTAAAGGAACTCCGATGCCAATTACTCAAATCGAAAGACTTAAGAACGACCTGAATGAACTAGAGGCATATGCTAGTAAGCTTATCGCTAAAGGCAAAAAGATGGAAGCTAAGAATATTCTTAAGAAAAGAGAATTTATGGTAAAAACATTAAAAACTAACGGAGTCCAACTATCTACATAAAACACATAAATAGTGGTTGACAACTAATCAAAACTTTAGTATAATAATATTATGAAAACGATAAGAATGATTCTAGTGCGAGGTTAGTATCCAGATTATGAATATATTTATTTTATCAGAAGATCCAGTCACTGCGGCTCAAATGCAGTGTGACAAACATGTTGTAAAAATGATTGTAGAATCAGCGCAAATGTTGTCCACTGCACATAGAGTGCTTGACGGTAAACTCATGCTTAAGCCATCTAAGTCTGGCAAGCGTATGGTCAAATACTGGTGCTTATTCGAAGGCGCTGATGATCTAGAAGCAGAAATTTTATACTACAAAGCTGTTCACATGGGTCATCCCTGTACTGTTTGGACTACTTTATCTAGTGGTAATTATCGTTGGCATTATGAGCATTTTGTTGCGCTTTGTGACGAATATACATACAGATATGGTAAAGTACATAAAACGGATTCTCTTCTGAGATCTGCACTATGGACTTTACCTCGTAATATCGATGACGGTCCTTTGACACCATTTGCTCTTGCTATGGGTTCTAATCCAGAATGCATGTTTAGCGATGCTGTTAAGTCTTATCGTCTATATTACAAAACAAAACAAGATAGGTTCAAAATGGCATGGACTAATCGTAACGTACCAAATTGGTTTATGGAGACAGTTAATGGATAAACTGGATAAATTAGAATTTTTATATAATGAGATCGAACTTGCAAAGTCAAGATTGGAACCTCATGACACCGGGCATATTAATACTGCCATTAGCTGGCTATATAATAGAGTAGCAGAAACGAAGGAGGAGATTCGCAGTGCCTCTCTACACAGTAAAGAATCTTAAAACAAACGAAAAGTGGGATATTAATTGTCCCTATGATGAACTACAATCAATACTGGATGAAAATTCAGATATTGTAAAAGTATTGTCAACACCCGCCTTTGTATCCAGTACACAGACGCATGCTAATTCTAATACTAGTGATGGATGGAAAGAACATTTAGGTAGAATCAAAAAAGCCTCTGGCAGAAATAACACTATTAAACTATGAGTAGCAAATCAAAAGCAACCCTCAACGATTTAATTACGCATGAGCCTATTACCGAGAATCAAAGAAAAGCATATGATTCTTGGGATGATGGTGAAAATCTTGTATTAGCTGGTAGTGCTGGTACTGGTAAAACGTTTATTGCCCTGTATCTTGCTCTTGAAACAATGTTAGAAAAAACTACTCCCCAAGATAAGATTATTATCTTTCGTTCAGTTGTTCCTACTCGTGATATTGGTTACTTGCCAGGAACATTGGCAGAAAAAATGGCACCATATGAGATTGCATATCAAGGTATTGTGCATCAATTAGTTGGGAATGATGCTGGCTGGAATAGGCTTACAACATCAAAACAGATTGAATTTATGTCTACATCGTTTATTCGCGGACTTACTATTGATAATGCTATCATAATCGTAGATGAAATGCAGAACCTTAACTTTCATGAATTAGATTCTGTTATCACTCGTGTCGGTGAAAACTGTAGAATTATCTTTAGTGGTGACTACAATCAATCTGATTTCAAAGATGGCTTTGAGAGAGAAGGAATTCAAAAGTTTCTTAGAATTGTTGAACACCTTAAGAACTTTAATACTATTCAATTTGGATGGCAAGATATTGTTCGTTCAGATTTTCTCAGAGATTATATTATGGCAAAGGAAATGTTGGGATATAAGTAATGTATCGTGTTAGTGGTTATTTTAGGAATCGCAGGGTCGTAGAAACATTTCACAACTTATATGATGCGATTGAGTTTAAAGATGTAGTGGATGCAAATTATCCACTAAGAGTAACATTTGAAAAAGGAGTTTATCCGATGCAAACATTTATAGTAGATTGTTGGAATACAATCATGGATCATAAAATGAATCCATTAAGTAATATTCCAGACTTAGGTGTAAGGCATGTTGTTATGCAAGGCCTTGCGTGGATGTGGTGTATTATCTTTAGTATGAGTTTAGGTTCTATTACAGTATTCGGTGTGAGTGCAGTAGCCCATGCTTTGTTTATTGCTGGTATTGTATTGACAGTCGGCACATTTGAAACTGCAAGACGTAGACCAACATACTTTGGAGGTCTTGGTCGAGGCAATGGTGGAGAACATGAATAATGTTAACTTTGTACATGAAACTGTTAATCTTGGATATAGTG